CGCAGCACAGTTGCCAGCAATCCGGTCTCATCGAGCACGCTTGCGGAACTGTACTTGATTGGATAGAGCGCAGATCCGACCGTGATCGTTGCAGTAGCCGACAGCAGCGTCACTGCCCCGCTGATTGCCGGCGTGGAGCGATTGCCGGCCGCGTCGTAGGCCCTGACATACACAGTCTCGGTCGTGCCTGCCGTGCGCCCGCTGATCGCCGCCGACAGGCTGTTGCCGGCGTCAGTCCATGCCCCTGCGGTGCTGCCGATCTGGTACTCGTAGCCAGTCACCGCAACGTTGTCCGACCCAGCCGGCCATGATGCGGTGTAGCCGGTCTGGGTAATGGAGGCAAACGTTACTGACCCAGTCAGTGTCGGCGCGGTCGAGTCGCCGGTCGCCGAGGTGCTGAACGACGAAACGGTAGACCACGCACCCGACCCGCTGGCATTTACGGCGCGAACCTCGAGATTGTACGCCGTCGATGCTGTCAATCCGCTGATCGTTGCCGGGGAAACTCCAAGCGCAGCAGCAATCCCACCGTTCAGTCGGTACTCAAATCCGGTTTGGTCTGACGCGCTGTAGCTGTACGTGACGACAGCAGAGCTAGACGACGGAGTGACGCCTGAGATTGTGACTGTGCCGGATGGCGCCGTACCACCTCCGGATCGAGTGATCGGATGCGATGCGCCAGTCGTCGCGTTGCTGGCAGTCAGTGTCCTACTAACAAGACCGTCTAGGTCGGCGGCGTCCAGTAGCGGCCAGTGCTCTACCAATGATTCGTCGGCAACGGTTTCCGGCAGAGCGCCGGCCTTCAGAGCGTCCCACTCGGTAGGTCCAAGCGCCGCGCTCCAGATGCCGACTTCCGCGATCTCACCGCTGAACCACAGCGTGTCGTCCTTTCCGCGACAGCCGATAACAAAGCGATCATGAGTGCTCGGGATTGCATCGAGAGATGTCGTGTTTGTACCAGATGCACCCGCACCGTAGTAGCATGTGCGCGACCCTGCTGCCGTGAACACAACCATAAATGGCTGCCAGTCCGTCGATACAGACGACGCCGAATCCGCTGCGGCTGAACCACCAGACCGGCGCGCAAATGCTCTTGCTTTTCCTGTGCCAGCACCGTCGATGAACCCCATCAACTCGTCATCACCGCCAAAATCAGCGATACCAAACGCCATTTGGCTAACTGAAGCAGAGTTAGGCTTTACCCAACCAAACATAGTGACTGGATACGCACTCCGGACATTTCCGGGAAACACCAGCTTCGTAGAAGCACCGTTGAAAGCAATTGACATTATCCAGCCCCGAAAATTTTGGTGTCGTAGTCAGTGAATGACGTATATCTGCCATCGAACCAGATGACTCGAATATGCCCGTTATGTCCGGATGGAGACATCGGCCTCCCTCTCAGGCCTGTATAGGCGCCGCTAGTGATGTCTCGATGCTTGGCCCAGCTAACACCGTTGTCGCTGGTGCGCCACTCTTGGACTTGGCGATAGCCGGCTACCGGAGTGGACAGATAGACCCTAGACGTGTCCTGCGAGTCGAAGCTCATCCCCCCGTGGTAGTAGACCTCCGGGGAATAAAGCCCTGCGCCATCGTTTGTTATCTTCGTGTTGCTCCAACCTGAGCCGGCCCAGCGTGCGTGCCAATACTCAATTTGTGACCCGTCGTTGCCCGGATATCGCATCCACAGGCAGACCGGGGCGCCGGTCGCGTCTACGCCCGCATCAGATACCCAGCAGCGTGTTGTCGCGCCGTCATACACCTGAGACACGCTACTTGGGCCTAGCGGCAGCGTGTCGGTAATCAGCGCCCCGCTCGGGAGCCTGTATGTGAGTGCCCCGGTTGCTGGATCAGCGTCGGCTCTGAAGTAATAAAGACTCGACTGCCCTTGCACAGGATGCATGTCGGTCGTGAAGACGTGAATCGACCCAACCCCATCCGGCGCAATTCGCCAGTACGGGATTTTTCCTGAGACACGCCAGACATCCGTGTATGCAGAGATTTCTGCCGGCACCGTGCCAAAATCCGGCGACGTACGAAACGACAGCGCCCGTGTCCCGCCACCCGAGCCCTCGACCCACCGTCGATTAAACAACCATGTCAGGCCGGGGTAGTCTGAGAGCGTCACCGGGACCGGGTAGCTATAACTTCCTTGCGAAGTGCCGCGAAACTGCTCTGGACCCCACGACGAAACATTCTCCGGGTTTGTGCTAACCCGATAACGTATCCCACTGTCGTTATGTACCCCATAGAACGCGACAAGCCGCCCGTCCGGGAGAAACAGGATCGAGCCGTTATTGTGATCGTCTACTTCAAGGCCGACCGATGAAAGACTAAAGCTCTCGGTAACTCCAGTTGCGTGGGTGTGCTTGTGAATCCTGCATGTCCCGGCTGAATCCACTGCCATGATGTACGTCGCGCCGTTGCGGAAGACCGAAACAGGCGAGGTAAACCACGTCCAAATGCCGTCTGCGACAAGCTGACGAGGAGCGAATCCTGCCCACCGCCCCGCCATGATCGGCGAGATGGCGGCGTTGTAACTCAGCGGAACGGGTGTAGCCATCACCGTCCTCCTTTCATGAACGCCATCGCCTCGACTGCTGTACTTAGCAGCCTACTCGCCATGGTAGGCGGTAGCGGTGTTTGGTGCGTGGGTGGTGCAGTCACTGTGTTCTCCTGATGTTATAGCTGATCGAGAGTATGTGCGTACTCGTCTAGTACCGCAAGCGTACCGCGCATAATTGGGTAAACGTCACCGGCGGGTGCGTACTGCGTGGGTGGTGTCCTCAATTCAAGCTCGTACTGCGCCACCTTGAACCCTAGAGTCTCCGTCTGTTCTGGCGAAGTATACAGTAGGATTCTGCTGTTTTCGACATCAAGGAATACCCCGCCGCCCTCTACGGTACTCATTTCGAGAAGTACAGGTGACCCCGGCTTGCGTCGTGCCTGAAAGAGAGCGCTACATCCTGTGAGATTTGCAGGAGTTGCGAACCGGATCAGACCACCGCTCGTGTAGTTACTGAAACCTACGGCGCTGAGGTTCGGAATGGTCAGTGTGTCCTGATCAACCCGGCTAGCGATCAGGTACTCATCAGGTAGAGGCACCTTAGCTTTTGCGTTGATTTCGGACATACCTGCTACATCGGTAATCGCGATGGGCCACGACGCGGGGAGCCCATGATTCGGTACAGTGAGTGTCACTGGCGCCGTCTTAGACACCCCAGTGACTGTACGAAACTGAAGAGGTTCAAGACCCCAGTAGATGGTGCGCATGAAAGATTTACCTTTCACCATCGTGAGGTTCATAGTTGGTAGATCAGCCATCTCGCTCTCCTATTTGCAATCGATTTCAAAATCAGACGTAGAATCTAGGCAATGTATCCCGGCGAATCAGCTTACCTACGATCAGCCCGTCACGCATCGCTACATCACTACCGATAGCGTAGGTTTCAGCCCCGGAGATTTGCAAGTTAACCACGCCTTTTGCAGTGACTACGGACACTGACGCCCCGGAACGAGCTACAACCTTACCGGAGGTTACCTGCTGCGGTGTGAGCGATTTGACGAGCCTTTTCAGCGGATTACTCATACCTTCCTCTCAATGGTGAATACGGTCGATGGCACACCGCCTGTAAGCTGATGGCGTACGCCTGATACCTTGCCCCTCCACGAGGCACCCATCAACGCATCGTGAACCTCTACTAGATCGCCGCAACGGGCAGACAGTTTGACCACGGACTCGACCTCGACATCCTGTAGTCCGGAGTTACTGTCGATCATATTACGTCCGCGCTCTACAGCGGCAGCTACAGTGGAGATTATAGGACTCTCAATGTCTTCCCCGGGACGGTCTCCTAGACCGCGCACTACAACAATATCGATCATGACTCCCCCGTATGGCCGATAGCCAGCACAACAATCGGCGCTACACCGGAGGCCCCATTAACGCGGTACTGCTTTGCGGTAGTCGTGTAGGAGACCTCCAGAACCAGAAGTTTTTCACTATCAAACGTTATCTCGGAGTTACTGAGGCTGTATGTATAGGCGTCGCCCCAGCTACCTAGGATAGAGAACCCGCCATTTACGGGCTTACTGGTGGTAACTTTGCGATCCCCGGCGCAGGTTAGAAACTCACGTACCGTCTCAACGCGCTGACCGTGTTCGCTAATACCCCCTTCGGTACATCGTAGAATATCTACGACGACATTATCAGACTTATACAGCAAAAAACCGGGCGCCTCACCCGGTTTGAATGTCGTACGCCCTTCGTTGAGGCCGGCGGGGTCGCTGTCCACCTCAAGCATTAGATCGCCTCCCCCGCCTGTGCCGCTGAAGTTTACGACCAGCGTAGCGGTGATCTGGCTCATGTGGCGGTGCCCTCGATATATACAAGTACCGGAAGCTGCCCCGAGGCGCCGACGATGCGGAACCCCTGAGCCTGCGCAAGGTACGAGACCTCAGCTACGGCTACAGCAGGGTTGGCTAGCGAGACGGTACTACTACCTGAATCTACGCTCAGCACGAGACCGGGGTTCGACCGCTTATTGACAGCAAACCCAGAGTAGTACGGGTACTGCAGGTTTACCGTCTTTTTGTTCTGAAACTGTAGCGTTTCTGTTTTTTTGACGAGCACAGTACCGAGCGCTACCAGCGCACCTTCACTGGCTTGCTGTAGCGACACCGCCACATTTGCGGTTTTGTACCGCAGAAACGCGGGACTTGCACCGGGATAGAAAGTGGTATCCCCGGAGTTGAAGCCACCTTCAGAGAGCGGGCGGTCATCCACCTCAGCGGTAAGGATACCTCTTGACGACTCGGTGAAACTGATTACTACACTGGCTGTGATGAGTTCGTTCGCCACCTTAATTCCCCTTGTCTACGATCAGATACTGGATAGGTTCACTTGTCGGTATTTGCGTACGGTAATTAAGCGTCTCGACACGGTAGACAACGCGCACTAGGCCGTATCCCCAGTTGGTCGCAGGATCACTCACCGCTATCGTTTTTGTTCTGGGTTCGTGGATCAGCGTACCCATCGACGCAGACAGCCACTCGTACGAATCTACCCCGACAGCAGAATACCGCAGAGTACCCTCACCGTCTACGATCTCTACCACCTCCGTCTCTTCACGGCTGACCACCCCCATAGGTATCAGCGGCAAGGCCAACGTATCGGTGTGGTGCACCTCTGCGGTGTAGCGCCACGGTTCAAGGTATGCGCGGAGTGTCCCGCTAGTGGCATCTTCCTCGTCAGGAACCCACTCAAGACTATCCGACAATATGCCTTTACCTTCACGTACTCTGAAGCTGTTGAACACGTCCGCACGGTACCGCTTATCCCTGCTAGACAGGTTATCGTCAATATCTGTTAGCACCATGTCCGGTGTAGCTGACTCAAAACTTGGTACAGATACCGGATACAAGTATCGCACGTACAGAGATCCGTCCGGCTCTGACTCAATCACAGCCCCCACCGCCTCCGCGATGAGTTTGGCTGAAGACAGCGGAGTCTGCTGCTGTACAGCAAACCGGTACGGTAGTATCGGCCAGTCGATAATACGCCAATCAACGGTCTGCCCCAGAAGCTGCTCGACAACTGACCTAGCACCAGTAACCGTGTCTACTAAGAAGTCTGCCGGCTCGGAGTATGGAGCCTCCAGCAGCATGACCGGGCTTAGGCAGGTTATCTCCATGCGGATATCGACCGGGTCGCTGCGGTTGATGGATTTAGTATCCACAAACATCGTAAATACCTCCCCACCAATCGCTATCTCCACTACATCTCGGAGGTTTATGAGTGCGTAGTCTGAAGGCTGCATTATTTCGACGGTAGCCGACCAGCCGGCGTCACCTTCGTCCATGCGTACGTCGATATTGCCCGGGTCAACCTCGATACCAGCAACCTTTACAGACGATGCAATCGATTGCAAAATGGCGCCGCCGTCCGATATCGTATAAAAGCTACGGTGTGAGGCCCTTACCGGGTTGTTCTGCAGAAGATCGTATCCGGCCTCAAGTACCGACATCACTTGTGTGTAGTCCGAATACCTCGCCCGGTGCTCTGCTAGTACTCTAGGCAGTAGCGCGTAGCTGGCTGTATGCAGGGCCGTGGTGCGCTCGGAGTCGGTGTAGTAGCCGGTATGCTCAGCGACGGCTCTCGGTTTGTCATCATACATGGCGTCATGCGTGATTCGAACCATCGCAGAAGACTCGTACGGGAACTCGCAAACACTTACCGCGCGCGGGCTATCAGAGTACTCGGAGTAATGATCCGCCCTTACCTGTAGAGCCCACGGCGCTATTAGTGACCCACGTACTTTAGCGTACTGCTCAACGTCGTAGCCGGACGACAGGTCGGCGCGTACCGGTAAGGTGGACCCATACGACGCGGAGTGCTCTGCTCGTGTGGTGTAGAAAGTCTGCGCCGTGTGGCTAGCGGACACAAAGACTCCGAATCCTGCGGAGTGTTCTGCTTTCACTCGTAACGCGTAGCTAGCGGTGTGGCGCGTACGAACTTTTACGAAAGCCCGTGTCTCCCACAACATATCTAGCCGCTCGATCAGCGCCCCGTACGACGCCCATTCCATACGCAGAGTACGCTGCTCCATATCCAAACCGCTCCCTATATCCAAGTCGAAAAGAACCAAAGTACCTAACTGCATAGTAGTGCCGGGAGGCGTGGGGTATGCAGGTATTGAGCCGTAATGCTCGACCCCGAACATCATCTTCACATTACTACCGGGACCGAAATCAAAGGTCATGTTGGCGTAGTGTGGCGGGCTATCCCTCCAGTTACCGTACCAGAATGATCCCGGGAGAGTACCGGACGAATAGCCGAGTAGCAGACACTCGTTACCTTCTACAGGGAGTTCGGCCAGTTTCGCCATGCGCTCTGTGAACAACCGCCACCCAGCGGGGAAAGCAGGGTCTTCGTGAGCGTAGATACCGTAATCACGCATATGTCTTGAGTGGCGCTGTGCGATATCTACACTAGGTCCGGTGTATAGTGACACTGGCGATAAACCAAGACCCTCGCGGAGAGTATTGATACTATCCCGCAGGTCAATCAGTACCTGAGACCCGGTGATAGCCCAAGTGAAATCGATTGCAAACTCTTTGAGTGAGCTACCGGTACTCCACTGGTTCGTAAGCTCGCGCTCCTGCAGGTGCGTTTCGATAAGCAGCCATTCGGAATCCAACTCCCAGATAGCCATGTCGTCCGCTACCGACCACGACATATCTACAGACCACTGCCGCAGCGTACCTATCTCACGCGCGATTACGTGATCTATCTTGTATATCAGCGGCGCTAATGCAGCGTTCCTAGCTATTACGTGCTGTACGGAATAGACGGTAGCAAAGGCACTAGGATTGGAGGATACGGTCGGCAGGTGCGTAGTCGTGGCAGCGACTAGGTCGAAGGTATATACGGTAGGGCCAGCCGTGACTATAAGCGAAGTGGCTGGGTTGTTTGGTGGTACCGTACGGCTTAGGTGCAGGCGCGTGCGTACATACTGCTTTTCAGCGGCATGTACTACCCCGTCAGGTACCCGCACATATCGCAAAGTGCTCATTTATGCTATCCGCTCGATGTCTATTTTCGGGCATACAAAGAAATTCAAACTCGGTATGGTTGTAGCCAGAGACACAAGTATACCTCCCGGGCTCGCTGCATACCCTACCACCTCGAAGGAGTAGGCCGAATACCCTGCCGGTACGGTCCACGCCTCTGCTGCCGGCTGAAACCCCTCCCCGATAGACGACACGGTAGTGATGGTGCTTGGGGTATCCGTAGGTATCCCCTCTCCTGTGTAAGTCCCGCCCACAGTTATCTCTATGTGCAGAGATGTATTAGGTATGTCCGACAGCAATGTAGTCACGGGTACTGGTATCTCGTACAACCACCAACTATCACCGAAGACAGGCACGTCTGACGCGGTGAAGCCTAACAGCGCGCTGTTAGTTCTCAGCGAAACTGAAAACGTACGTAGATAGCCATCCGCCGCTGAACGACGAGCGCGTATACGCACTATCGCTGTCCCGTCTTGGCACGCCTGATACGGGCCTAGGCTCAGCGCAAACATGACCGTACCGATATTCTGCGACACATGGATGTACGACGAGTCGTCAGGTGATGCGCTGTTCGTAGCCTCGTGTAAGGTAGCCGCGCCCACGGCAGTCGCTAGACTGTGTGAGGTATGTACTCCAGTAGGTCTCACAGTCTGTCTCGGCAACTCCGGGTCAGGGATACCGGGGCCGGGGTAGGATAGCTCCAGAGATACATAATCCACGTTCGCTACCCTATTAGTGGATGCCGTAGTGCTCTTAACAGCCATTACTACACCAAAATCTACAGTGTTGTATCGCGTGTAGTAGTCGGATATCCCCCAGCTAAACGGCGTGCCTGATATCGTGCGTACTGACGCAGGGTCAGTAGGCCAGTTGGTGGCGACTGCTTTGTTATCGCTCAGCAACCAGTCAAAAGAATCACTCAAGTGTAGTGCGTGGTCTCGAATCTCTCCAGTGGTACCACCGCTACGATACCGACCTACACGCATCGTGATATTGGCGATAGTAGCGCTCGCCGGCACACTGAACCCGAAACCGTAAAACTTCAGGTAGTTGTTGTTATCGCCGGTAGTGAGTGGTGCTGTCTGTGACGTTACCCCGCCGCCAACGCTGAAGCCATTAGTAGGGTTCACCCACGGTTTATCGTACCCGTAATCGGCATCTATGACTTGGGTAGGGAATCGTTCGCCCGTACTGATTACCGTAGGCATCGGAGCCGGGGGAGGCATCTCAACCTCTACCCATGATATGTAAACGTCCCTATTAGCTGAAGGCACGATACCGTGGTTTTGGGACTGGAATACTACATCTGCCCAAAAATTGGAGTCAGTTACTACCGCACTGTCTGGTAGGGCACAATGAATCACCGCCCTATATACGCCTTTCTGGTTCACTACCCCGACCGTGTCAAGAATCTCAACCTCATTTGCAATCGATTGCACTCTACGGTCGGTGATTACGGACAAAGCATATCCGTTACCTACCCAGTCTTCAGCCCCGCTGTCGCGATAGTAGCTGGGGGTGCGCACCATCTTGTGATTATGCGTGTATGTATGGTGGCGATCCCTGTCGATAACGCCGTTGACCTCACCCCCGATGACTTCAACCCGGAAAGGCCTACCGGCTACTCCATAGTCAATCCAGAGCTTAGCGTCAGTAAGCCCGACACACTGCTCAAAAATAACTTCGTGGTACCCGGGCATGTCAACAACAACCAGCGGGTGTTCTGGCATCGCAGAAAAGTCGCAGCCTATGAAGTGGATCTTGCCGTACGACCTCTTAGGTATGAAGGTGGGGCGCACCCCAGTCCGTGTGAACGTTACTCGATCATATACGTGCTCCCCAGAATACTGGATCACAGAACGTAGGCCTAGATTAACCGTACTATCCTCTACAGTGAAATGACAAAACAAGGCGGAACCATTAGACCCGGAACTGTTACCTTGGTACGCGTAGTGTTTCGCCACAATACTTCCTACCGACAGGTCAAGAACACAGCCCCGCAGGCGCAGCCACGACACAGCATACGTGTTCCATGTCGTATTGTTATCCAGCAATACATCGCCAGAGAAGCGTACCGTAAAGCCTTCGATGTATGCGTGGCCCGCCATGTACACAGATACTGTCATATCCGCCCCGAACTTAGGGGTGACTAGCGGCTGCGTTCTATCCACACTTACAAAATTTGTAGCTTCGTGCTGGTTCTTCACACCGATATACGTATATACGCCGCTGGAGCTAAGCACCTGACCCGCGACATCCTCGTATGCTCGGTTAAACGACACGCTGCAGGAGAATACGCTATTCGAATCAACCCAGACCCTCTGCATGTTGAGCAAACATTGGCGTATGAGCGGCTGTAGAGTGGTCTCCGCGTTATAGATGAGCCTACCGAACGTCCTAGCGCACGCGCTCCACCCTTCGCGGGAATCCCCGGTGACATCGCGCCACGTTACACTACCATCAGTGAACTGCACATTTACTGTGTCGTCCACCGTGTAGGAGGTTTTACCTGCCCCAAACGGCGCGGAAGACGAAGAACTGGTGGTACCACCGACAATACACTTCCATACAGACCCGCCACTACTCACTAAAGTGCCTACAGCGTACGCAGTGCTAGGGGTACGGCTCGGTAGCGCGGCTTCTACGGTAGAGAATAATACTGATAGTTCAGCCATTACAACACTCGCCAAATAGGGTTGACATAGGTGAGGTACATGTTCGTAGTGATCAGGCGCACAACGATCTCGCCTACCGGGCAGTCGGTGATGTCAAACTGTCTGGTAAACGCGTACCACGTACCGCTAGGGCGTACCCAATCGGTAACGGGCTTACTCACGCTGACGATGTTGGTTTCCGCGCTATTAGAAAGCGCATACGTCATTGGGTCTTCTACTTTCGACACACCACCGGACGGGTGAGGAATCCATGCTTCCATCTGCGCGGTGGCCCCCGCGCGCACAGCCACAGGCATTAGGTAGTCCACCTCTACCGTAAGGTTACGCACAGTAGTGTTTCTAAACCGAAACTCTATATAGTGCGTTGCTCTCGCTATGGAGGTGCGCTTAGCGACCACTGGGTCTTCTGACTCAAACTCCATGTAGTAAGAGTACGGTAGGTCAGGCATCTCAGATGCGCTGGCGATGTGGTACGCGAGATTCGACGTGTAGATATCCTGCGTGCCGGAACTGATTGTGGTTCCGAGTTCGTGCAGCGAGTTCATACGCACAGCTATCCTGCTGCGCACATTGCGCATATCGGCAGTGGCGCGTGTTACTCCGAACTTACGATATAGCCCACAGCCGTCTAGCGAAACAGTACCCTGCCCGATAGCGCGATTACACATTGCTAGGGAAACCTGTTCTCTAAAGGATGAGGTATTTAGCGGTACTAGGTTCTGCAGGTACGACCCTACCACGCGCACATCACCTCGTGCTAAATCCACTACCGGTGCGGATGCCGCCAACTTACTGCCCCGAATACGCAATACGCCATCAGCCACCGTGAATATGCCTCGACTGGTGGAAGTGGTAGCCCCCAGCCCTGCGCGGGTGTGCATGTTGCGAACCTCAATGGCCGACAGTCTGGATTCTACGTAGGATGGTGAGGACACTACGTTTTTAGCGATCATGCGCCCGACGACCACTATCATGCTTTGCGGTAGAACGCAATCTTCCATAAACACCGTACCGCCAGTAACAGTCAGTACGCCGTCTAGTGCCCCACCGTAGGCAAATACGTTGTGGGGGTTCATGGTTGCTGGGTCATACCCGGCTAGTCTCACCGGGCGGTCGCTAACCCTGTTCTCGTAATACGTGTGCCTCATGGTGTAGGTACCAGCAAAGCCTAGAGCTTTTGTGAGTTCCGCCTGACTGCGTATCTCCAACGACCCACCAACTACGCCCTTAGCCACGTTTACCGTGTCCCCGCCACAGACGCGAAGAGACACAGACGCGAGCGTAGGCGCAGGCAGCGCAGCGCTACGGCCACTTAGCGGCTCAAAAAGGAAAGGGACACGATACTGTACGGAGGTGCCGTTCTGTATAACACTCAGTAACCCGCCTTCAGCCCGTGGTAGTACTGTAGTTACTCCCGTGGTCGGACCTATCGTACCCTTACGAACACACCTGAACGCACCTAAGTACCCATTCTGGTATATCGATACCTCGTCCCCGACCTCGACATTACTAAACCCGCCAGTAGTGACGGTTACTGTCGGGTACGGGGCGAGATTGGTTGTATGTGACCACCATGCACTATCCACGAAAAACTCGTTACCGCCGTGCTGTGCTGGCAAGAACCCTGCTTTAGCGGGTGCCGTAGTGCGATCCATAGCTCTAGCGTAGCGGGCGAGTACCTGCACTCGCGGACATGGCCTTTTCCAGATACCGACCCACTCGATACTGCCGGCGAAATACTCAATGTACTGGTCTGATCCTCCCGTACAGACGCCGACTAGCAGCCGGTTTGCAAGCGATTGCAAATTCGCAGACTCGTAAGTGGTGTTGGTACCGTAGTAGTTATTACGTGTCGAATTGTGGCACACTACCACCCCGTATAGCGGGCTAGCCCTGCTGTACGTATGGCTCACCGCTAGGGTATTCCACCTATCACTGACTAGGTTGCTGTTGCTGAACGTAAAAGAAGTGTTAGACGATACTCCGCGCATGTAGATTGCGGGCGTGCTGTCAGAAAGACCCAGCTTCCACTTTCTCTCGGTGGTGGCGTTTTTAAACTGGCCTACGATGCACTTACTACCAGACAAGTTAGCTGGTTTTACTTTTGCGACAATGATCAGGTCTCTGTCCGAACTATCGAATACAGAACCTAGCCCGAAATCTATGAATCCGCTAGTACCGTCAAACACAAAGACCCGTCTCCGGGTCGCAAAGTCAGACTGTACTGTAACGCCTGCAGATAGTAGCCCTATACGGCCTGTGACTTCGTCTCTCACCCTGTGAGTTATCGGGTCGTACGAGGCCGCAGTCATAAGGAATACAGGCTTACCGAGACCTTGATGGTCAAGGTTATATGCTCGGCCCCCACGGTGGCCTGCACGGACCCTAGCATGTATCGGCATTACGCGTACTCGTATGTAGTGAAGATCCAAGTCAGTCGCTGCTGATGTGACGAATTCATGGCACTGCTGGTTTTGTTGTGGAATACGATGGAGAAGTAGCGCGGGAGACTAGACACGTACGAGAGCAGCGACGCCTCCCAGCGAATGTAACCAAACCCGCCCGGTGCCGGGATGGATATGATAGGTTCAGAATACACCGGCACACCTACGGCTGTCGTCTCCAGAGCGTTAGGTACATACCCGTCGGTCATCACATCTAGGTCATGCGCCGCTGCGAGATACAGGTCGATACTGTCCCCAGCGCTGATCGTGCTACCTAGCTGAATGTCCAACATCAGCCGCACATCTACTGCCTTAATGGCTGAGTTATCTACCGGTACTGACTTACGCACACCGTTAGCGGACAGGCCTTGCAGCGTGGTGGTGTCGAATACCAAGGATGTGTCAGAGTAGAACGGGGTGAACAGCGGCATTTTAGATCTCCAAGATAAGGTTGTTCGGGTACTGTATCACCAGAAGCTGACCAGAGGCGGCTACGGCTCCCGTAAATGTGCTGTAGAAGATCACATGTTCTGTGAGGTTAATGTCTGTCACACTCCATTGTGGTAGGAATGCCAGATACAGGACACCTGATGTCCAAGCAGCGTTCTTGAATATAAACGGACCCGGGGCGGATATGCGTACCTTACCTGCAGTCGTTGAACTGACAAGCAAAGACATCGCCTCTACACTTGCCAGCCTCCCAGAATCTGCAGAACCTAGAGGCCACGCCGGGTTCAGGTTATTACGCAACTGCGCCACAACCTTGCCGGTAGATATATCGACCATCCCAGCCAAGCACCGGCGTATAAAATCAGGATGTACGGTAGTAGAGGTCGGGGTCATATCGCTTGATCCGTTACGCCAAAAGCAGTAGTCGCCACCATCTCGGGACCGGAGTACCCGTACGGAGTCTTATATTCCACCCAGAAACCAGCAGACTGTCCGGGCTCAAGAGTACCTAGGGTGTGTGGGGTATAGACTCCGCTGGTGCCTGTCAGAGAGTCTGCTCCGCCACCCACCATGGTTACCACCCCAGTAGTAACACCGTCACCGACCAGACCCCAGCCGCTGACTTCAACATCCGGTATAGACGCATCTGCGCGGATACGAAGCGTACTGCCGGCTATAGCAGGTGTGCTGGGGGCTCCGAAGATATACGCAGTTAACGTTTCTGTATCTGACATGTTGACTACATACCACGCCCTATGCTCCCCGGGATTGTCCCCACCTGCAGACGATGCGTAAAGTGTGGGTATTATGGGGTTGACACTAGGCTGCAGGAACATAAGCTGGCTGTACGCCATGTACCCCATATTTCCGTAGCCGACAAAATACACATCCTGCAGCCGATCAGTGTCTACAGCTATGACGGCCATTGCTGACGCAGAAGGTACTACATGCTTTACGTATTTAATACCGGTACCGGGCGTGACCGCCACTTCCTGAGTACCGGATAGAGACCCTGCGGCAGTACGTAGTTGAGTCTCTACTCGGTATTCGGAACCGTACCTATATACAGTCACGCGGATACCAAAATAGCTAGTACCGGTACCTACAGGCGTGGAGCCAGAGTCGTATAGGCCGGTGGCGAAAGCTAGGGTGATTGCGTAGTTGTAGACACACGACACCGTAGCTATAGGCGCCCCCGCCGGGGTGCGCAGCGACTGGGGCGACAGGAATCTACCAGTACCGATGGCATCCGCGCTGACATTACTGTGCGGTTCTGCATACACAGTCCTGTAGTGGCTGGTTACCGAAAGTAGACTCGGTGTTACATCGCACACCATAACTGTGTCGTTCACACTGTCACCGTATATCGCGGTAACGTAGATACACCGCAAAGTCGCGGGGTGCGATGTGCTGTCTGGAGCCATGCGTATAGTGTAGTACGTGCTGCCTGCCACTGCCTGATACAACTCTACGGAGATATCGTAGTACGGGCTGGAGAAATCTAGCTCGTAGACATCCACCGTGAGAGATATAGGCTCGTTCAGATCATAAGCGCTACTACCTAGCGTAAACTCCAGCACCTCCAACCCCGGAATAGGCCATACCCCGCCCGTGACCGTCTCCGGCACTATACGGAGATTACGGTGAGGCTCAGGCTGTACAGCGGATATGCGCCCGCCTGTGGATAGAGACTCGTTGTATGTGTGCTCGCCTGCGTAGACGAGCAAAAGATCGCCGGTAGCCATGTTACATCAGCGCCGAGATGCCGAGCGACGAGTGGTTGTTAATCACCTGCGTGGTGGTATCAGGAGGTACTACGCGACGCATCCAGAAATGGTGATACTCACCCGGCGCGAGAGCCGAAGTAAGTTCAAGCCCGGCAGCTTGGCTACTAGGGGCAGAGAAGCTGAGCCCCGAGAGCACATTAGTACTGTCAGCTTCATCAACCAGCGGCCCGCGAGCTACCTCATTCTTGCTCTTCGTCGGGTCGAGGGCGATAGCCAGCGTATCCGCCCCTACGGGCTGCTGCTTGATCCAGATCTTCGGCGAGTACGCAATCCCTGATGCTGCCGTATTCACGATGTAGAAACAACGATACTCAGTAAGGCCCGCTAGAGACTGCATAGCGGACACGTTATCGAACGTCCGATTCGGTGCGTTGCTGATCGTGATACCGTCAGACACGTTGGCAGTGGGGCGGGAGGCATAGACAACCGACACTACAAGATAGCCATCCGCCGTACCGAGCGTATAGATCCCGTCCCCGGACAGTACAACGCCGGTAGCTACAGGCACGCCATTGGGTCTCCACGTCAGGGCGGAGGTGCTGTGTGTGTACTCCAGCGTACCGATGCCGGGACTGTTACCGAATGCATCGATAATGGTCACCCCGGTAACCAGCACGGGTGCAGTAGCTAGCTGCGATACTACACGGCGCCCACCCGCCGTAGAGATCGCGCCGCCGAGGGACAGAAGCGGGTCAGTGTTACCTGCACCGCCCGAATACACTACCTGAATATCGCCGATACTGATTGCCATTATGAAACTCCTAGTTTGTAGAAACGCTGATTCTCGCCATCAGCGGAGGTGACCGAGCCTAGGTCTCCGCCTGTCAGAAAGTTGTATTGCTTCGTCTGGTACTCGTGATCCACGTACTGCATGGATACTGCCGCGTTTTCAAAGTCATCGACGCCGTACCCTCCTACCCGCACGTTTTTTGCAATCGATTGCAACATGTCCCGCAGCGGGTACATACCGTCGCCAAGGCTGTATATCTGATTATAGTAGGACTCCGACAGGCTGGGTACATTCTCCGGCCAGTCGTAGTCCAGTTCCAGTGGTATAGGAATGTCTACGTCCTTGAAAGACACGGTAGTGGTAGTACCTATCGTGTATCGGCCATCCACAACATCACTGAATAGCCAACCGCGACCAATACCCGTAGCCTCCCCGCCCGCAGAGGCGAAAGTGTCCTCTATCCGGCGCTCCATGATCTTTTTGTAATCATTACCCTCCCCGATGTAGTAATGCTGCTCGGACTCATAGTGCGCTACGGGTGCCGGGTACGCCAGCATCTGCATTACGTCTTCCTCCACATAGCTGATGATGTGTGGGGTACGCACATCGACATGGTGTGGGTATGTGTTCAGCTTCCACACGTAGTAGAGATTCTGATCTTCTGGGTCGGATACGCCAGTCATGAACTCAGTACGGCTACCGGAGAACCGACGATATAGCCAATGCGTATCGGTACCGTCACCCGAGAAGTCCAAGAACACTTTATCGTTTACTGCGGCCCACTGCTCTGTAGCCCCAGATAGCTCACCGCGATCCGGACCTTCGTAGTTGTAGATATCCCCGTACTTATCGCCCGCATTGCTGTCGCCGGCAAGAGCCGACTCAGGGTGTGGTATGGGGTCGGTACCAAAATACATGTTCTGTTTTTGCGTACGCTTTATGTCAGACTTGACCCTAAGACGCACGAATGTGTTATCTCGATAATCCACACCTACAGTATATTCCCCGAGGCATCGCAGTTCGAGATCTACCACATAGACATCCCAAGAGTGCTCAAGTGCGGGTCGTGATGTAGTGTAGGGCCACTTCGTTACTACACGAAGCTCATCCTCTTTGGATGTTTTGACAGTCAGCGTGTAGCCGTACCCGGGGTCGTTTCGCAGGTCAGCAAAGCTGGCGTAGTGCTCGGACACGTTCATAGTGAATACGTTGTATCCGCTACGTCGCACGGTGCCTATTGCCGCCCCGCCATCCATGTCGAACTCACACTCGCGAACGCACGCAGCTTGCGTACCTTCAGAGTTAAAAAACCACGGAGTCTTAGCTATATTAACTGCACAATTCGTGCCTTGCGTAGCTGTACTGAGTGTGGCCGACCCTAACTCAAGCCAACCGTCAGGCGCCTCATCCTTGTCATACATGCGCATAGACGCTGCCCTGAACTCGTCTGTGTAGTCAGGGCCTAAAACACCTGCGCGTCGTGGTTTGCGCAAGACTACATCCCGGTTGCCGTCCTTGCATACAGCAATCACGTACCAGATCATAGGCGGATCTATACCACCCATAGCTAGGTGATGTGCGTCCTGCATCAAGCGCAAGCATGCACCCAGTACAGGGAAAGGAGCAACCGCTATACAGCGCCCCTCCTCGTAGATATTGTTGTGCGTATCAGAAGACCCATAGGAAAACTCGGGATCTACGAAGTACCTACTAGCAGGACCATGGTAGCTCAGCCTGTACCGTCCTCTGTGGAGTTTGTCTGTGTCCTTCCATCTCCCGCGCCAATCCACCTCTCCGTAGAGGAATGTCCCCGGAGTGTGGTAGCACACCCAAGGTCTAGTCGGGGGTTTTCCGATGAACCGGTAAGGTGCACTACCTCCGGCTTCTCCCGGCTTACTCTGGGGGGGTTCTGCGCCGGGAGTATATGTCCAGCCTTCAGGGGCGGAGTCGGACTTGGGGTGTAGGAAGAATCCTTTAAATTCGATTGGTCGGTACTCACGAATTACTCCGTACGGTGACTGAACGTTAAAGGCAGACAGGGTCACGGCAGTATCCCCTCCTGTATCTCTGCTACCGCGTGCATAGCGGATAGCCTAGCAAGACCGTCCTCATCAAAGAACCCACTCACCCGCCTTATCAACACAAGCGGAGTAGTGGAGTCGCCGGGCTCTACGTACCACTCCGCATCGTCAACCATCACTGGCCCGCCAGTCTGGCGATCCTTGTCCATGGCCGGCGCGTTGTAGAAATCGATAACTCGTACCTCCCCGCCATCGGTACCTAGGCAGATACGATATACAACCTCGATTCCTATCTGTGCGGACGACAGGTCATCAGGCACTTCCTTAAACAACCCCTCGTCAGTGGCGTAAAGTACCGCGTACAGGCGGTAGTATTCCTTGTAGTACTCAAACGGTGGTCTGGTATCCATCAGCTTCCCCGTGTTCTTGACTTCATAGACAAAGGGCTCATAGTGATGCTTGCCCCCCGACCTTCGGTGCCTTTCACGATCAGCACCGCTTGATGGAATTGCGAATTCTCCGCATCCCACTCGAAATAGTAGTCTATACGCTCAAAACTGGTGTGGTATCGGGCATTCACATAGCCTAAGATCTTGACCGGGTGCCGGAAGCTATCCACACAACAGATCTCGGTAGGGTTGAGCATTCTAGCCCTAGGGTTGCTGTAGCTCTGTCCGTCCTCCGACCACGTGACATCGGTAATGGTCTGGCCCGGTGTGGCGATTGTGTTTAGCTGTGCTACCCAGTCACTCTGGCCGTGGATGCGTCGAATCGTTGTACTTACATCCCCGAGCGGCGGGTACTTCAGCGTCTGGATAGCCGTGTTGTTGAATACCAATGCTTCCTCTACGGCCATGTAGGCATCACTACCACCATACGCGGTATGACCGTAGGTCGCCTCCACCGACTCAATGACCCCGCGAGGGTAAACGCGCACAGATCCGGCAAGCTGGATATTGTCACCAGCCCGGATGAACCGGATGGGGTACTCCGGATCTATCTCGAGAACCATATCAGGTAGTTTCTCCTCCACGGCGCTATCGTTGAACCTCACACCGACCACCCCCCACTCACATTCCGGAGGGTCGAGAGTGAGCACCGTAGATACGGTATATGTGCTATCTACCGCATAGATAAGGCCTTCATCAAAGTAACGCACAGCACTGAGTGTGAGCGGGTCAATAGCGTTACCTTGCAAGTCAAATTGCGGCGGTGGCCGTACTGGGCATGCACCCGAGAAGGTGTAGCGATAGAGCGCGTAGGGTGCGTCGTAGGTGACACGGTAGATTGCAAAACACGGCCTATCAGCCGATAGCGTCCGTGTAGCGCTATTGAAACTGATCTTGGCGGCGGGGCCTGTAGGTGTGATGACGCTACCTATCAGCGCATACTGGATGTTGATGGCCCAAGGCGGGAGTTCATGTGACTGGTTATCGAGTGTCAAGGTGACCAGTTCTTGAACGCCGGTTTCCACCGTATTACCGATGTGTACGATGGTGCCCGTGCCGACCGCCACACTTACGGTCAAGCCGGGCGACTTATACATCCGCACTTGAGTGACATTCTGGCACGACACGGAATACCCGCTTTCCGTTTTCACGGTCGGTGGTACCTTGCTGTTGTTCCTGCTCTCCTCCTCAAGCCGTATCTGCCCATCGTTCGATTCACTGAAGTTGAGTACTGTGCTTGCTTTTACGATAGATGACATACCGCCCCCGGAAAAAATAAAGGCACGAGATTGCAATCGATTGCAACGTCGTGCCCGGTACCGCTAAGAGCGGAGGTTGGTTATTCGGATTCCCCGTCGACTGCCACGGTCACGTAGTTACCGGACAGAGACCCAGCCGCCGCAGGGATGATCCGTTTGTACCAAACCGGCACGGCTGCTGGTACCGTACGGAACGTGATCGTATTACCAGCGACAAACGTACCAGAGAACCCATCCTTACGCAGCGTAAAATAAGGCTTTGCGAAGTCTGGGTTGACCGGGGAGAAGTCAGCCGACCTCGAACCCGTATAGCCGGATACCGCAGTCGCCACGCCCGGTGTATCAGCGGTAATCGTGTAGTTGGTGGCGCTGGTAAATGTGATCGTCCAGTTCTGGAATACCCCACCAATGCTATCGACCTCGATGGGGTGCGTTACGCTGTTGTACGCACCACCCACAGACGTTACAGCGAAGTTGGTGAAGCTACCGACAATGCTGCCGGGCTCATACACCGAAGACACGCGGGTAGCTCCAGCACTGTACGGGTTAGCGATAGGTGCGGTCACCGTAATGAGTGCCACGTCTCCGCCCGAGTAGCTGACCCCACCCGCCGCAATGGTTGCGTACTCCTCAGTGCCGCCACCGCCGGGCTCCGTGTTGGAGATGAAGATCTTCATACCCGGCTGAAAGCAACCAAGAGCCTGCCCCTCGGTCATCACGTAGAGTTGCGTGGCCCCGGCCAGCACGGATGCGTCGAGAATACCGCCACCGTATACAGCCCCGGAGTACGCGCTTGCGGCTGTCTGGTCGTCAGTGAAGCTGCCCGGGAAAATCACAACGGCGTCGTCTCCGGGTGTGGGTCGGCTGACAAACAGGCGCGGATTGATCAACGTCAGGTCATCATCGTTCGCAACGTGAATGAAGACCTTGCGGTATTTCGTGGACCCGCTCAGTCGCTCCGCTTGCGGTACGTCCGGCCAGATATTGTTTTTCGTACCGGAGGGGATAACTGTAGCCGTCATCCGACCACCGTTACTGGCGCTGTCGTCATTTACTGCAGCTTTACGCCACACGATATGGCTAGCCTCGATACTCATCGTCTGTGCTCCTACACGGTTAGAAATTTCATAGTGACTTTGAACCAATCATCCGCAGACGGTACGGTGCGCGGAATGAGGGGCGTAGCTTCAAAAGCTGGCGGCTCCGAATGCCGAAACACCACCTCGAACGTCTCGGAACCGATTTGCAGATTATACACAGTATCTACCGCCTCACTCAGGGCCTGAAGCTGCAGAACCTGACTGTAGGGTACCCATCCTTGATCCTCTTGTGTACTCAAGGTGATAGGCCGTCCACCATGCAGAGGTGACGTATGTAGAACCAGCTTACCCCCCAGCGTACGGCGTGCCGCATGTGTGGCTGGGGAGAAGGAAAACTGATCCACCCAAGGGATACGCTTAGGTAGTACCACCCCCGCTATCGTAATGACAGACATCAAACCCTCCGAAGTTCCTGAATAGCTTCCACCAACATATCTACCTGCTCCCTACTACCAGACACCCGACTGCGGGGCTTACCGTTCACGCTGAGATTGAGATCTATCACATCGCGACTACCCCCACCCTCGCCGAGGTTGAAGATATTCTGCACACTCGGTATTGCACTTGCAAGCACAGACGGCGTGCGTGGGATACGGCTACCCAACATACCACCATCCATAAACGCCGGGATAGCAGAAAGCACGTTGACCCCTGACTTTGCAACCGATTGCAAGAACTTGAAGAACCCCGGACCAAACATACGAACAGTTCTGGCATCAACCACGTACTCACGGTGCGACAGCCAAGACAGTATGGAGTCGCTACGCCCTGTACCAGCCCCCCGGATATAGCCCCCGTCCGCATTGTTCTGAGGGACGATCACGTTACTCGCACCAGTAGCGTTGATCTCCGCATCAATTTTGTAGTTACCGGCATCGATAGCTTTCTGGATCTGGTCAGGATCAATCGCAACGTCTGCCGACACGCGGGGTGTGGTCGGTGTTTCGATCACTGGCGGGATATTCAGAGTGATCGGGATAGCCAAGTCTTTCTGTAGCTTGCTGATGAACGAGCGCGCTTCTTGTGGTAGGTTTTCCGGGTAGGCAATGGCCGGCGCGGTGAGGCTGATAGAGCCTGCCGCCTCTTTCCACAATGCTGCAAAGTTCTCTGCGTCCGTGCGGGCTTGCTCCGCAGAGTAGCGAATACCGCCAACATCCACAAGGCCTGCGTTAAGCGTAGCCTGCATGTCCGTGATGGCTTGCTGGATTGCGGGGTCGGAGAACGCGGCAGCGATGTTGCGGGCGATAACCGGCATCTCGGTATTGGTGGCTTGTGCGATCTTCTGCAAGCCCTCAACCGAGGTTTTCACCATAAGATCCATTGCTGCCCGGCCAGTGTCGAGATTACTAGCTAGACTTTCAAGCTGCTGGCGAGCGCTGGTAAGCCCGTCCAGCCGGAGACCGCCAGACGCAGCCGTTAGTTTTGCAAGCTCCTCCTGTAGGGGCCGAAGCTCCTCTACTGAAATCAGCATTTTCCCGCCGACCGGCTCGATAGACGCGAGCGATTGAAGCAGTCTGCCCATGCTTTGCAGTTGCGCCTCAAGCTCTGCAGCCGTGCGCGACTGCTGAGACAAGAACCCGTCTTTCTCACTCTGAGACCGACCAGTATCGTTCATCGCCTCGTTGATGAAGCGCATCTGTTCCTGCAGCTTGACTGCAGCCGCGCGTGACTGTTCGAACTGGATAAACAGTGAATCTTTCTCTGAAGCCGTACGCTGAACCTCGGCTACATCACGGATGGCCTGAGCACGCTTATCGAACTCCTGCTTGATGGCAAATTCACGGCGCTTAGCCTGCTCATCACTAAGGCGACCGTACTCGGCATCCAACTGGATGATGTCTAGTTTTTTCTGCCGCTCAAGGTCAAGGTCAAATAGCTTTCTCTCAGTAGCTGCATCCAGCTTCCGCCCGCTAACTTGCAGATCAGCCGTGTTCTGATTCTGGCGAATACGCTGATCTGCCTCTACCGCAGACTTCACGAGATCGTCCAAGTCGCGCTGGTTCTGAGATACAGCCTGATTAATGGCGTTCTTGGCCTGCTCTGCGGCGGCGCTGGCATTCTGCGCCCACAGCTTGTATGCCGCAGCCATCTGGGTACCGAATGCGTAGCGTGCGGCGAGGCGGGACTGCTCGTCCAGCGACGTGTTTACCGCAGCCAACCCGCGAGTGAATACGCTAAGGCTATCCCCAGCAAGCGCAGAATTACGGCGGATACCAGCAAACAATGCGTCGGCGTTCGGGGCGGATGCAAGCTGCTGCGTTACATTGCGGGCATTTCTACCGAAGGCCTGAACCATTGTATCCGTGCCGGCTACTTCTGCTGTCAGGTTTTCGAAGACAGCCTTAGCCTCATTCGACCGGGTGTTGAGTTCCTTCAGTCTCTCAAGTGTAGCGGTGCTTACAGGCCCAGTAGCCCCCTCGGTATTCGCTTCCTGTTGGGTAGCGCCTCTGGCTTGATTGATAGAGTCCAGAACCTGTTTAGCGTTGATGAGGCGGGCGAGCAACTGGTCAGTACCGAATAGATCCTGATTCGCGGTCTGCCCCAACCCGGACAGAATCGCTTTCGTCAGACGGTCCTGCGCTACCATCAACTCAAACCGCTGCTGATCAAGAACGCGCGATTCCTGCTGACGAGCGATGTATTCCTTCTCGTCAGCAGCTTTGGCTTTTTGCAGTCGCTCAAGCTCTTTCTGCTGATCTACCTCCAGCGCGTTGATAGCCGCTGCTCGCTCAAGCTGAGCCAGCGCGAGGGGGTCATACGTTGCCGTCTGGCTAGAGCGCTGCTGCTCTTCGTTAAGCTCACGCTGCCGCTCAGTAAGGGCGGTGATCTGCTGCTCGATAGTGCGGATGGCGTCTGCGCCTTGCAGGAAAGCCTCTGCCGGCACAAGCTCGTCGCTACCACCAAACTGAATACCTTTCTCGATAGTAGCGATGAACGTATCTAGCCGCTTCGCCATATCAGTAAGACCCGTGTTGAACGGTTCTTGTTCGATATCTGCTACTGGGCGGATCTCGCCAAAACGCTTACCGAAAGCCTCCGCCTGTGCGTACAGACGCTCACGATTGCGAATCTGCTGCTCAAGCTGTCGTGCTTCCGCCGCACTCTCACGTGCATCAGAGAACTTTGGAATCTTGAGCCCGGTCAGTTTGTTGAACTTACCGATCACGCTATCAACCAGCGCCTCTACATCATCCATTACCCCGAGGAACTGCAAAGCCATCTTAGCGATGTCGATCAGGATAAAAAGGTAGAAGAGCCGGCTTACAAGAGTCATCAGGCCAGTCAACCCTGCGCGTAGTAGGATAGCCCCTCGCGCTAGTGCCGCTATGCCGCCAGACGCAACTACCGCAGCGTTACCGACGAAACCCAAACTCGCCCCAGCAGGTATGGCGATGCCGGCCATGGATGCGAACGCGTTGCGTACCGCAACCGACATAGCAGTAGCTTGTGTGGCGATGCTGCGGAAAGTGCTTGTGCCGCTAGTCTGCATATTTGCAAACGATTGCAAACTCACAGCGTTGATCACTCGCATACCCGCCGTCACGGTACCGATAAGTCCGGTCATCATGACCCGACCAGCCGACTCCATGCCGGTAAACAGACGACTACGGCTGGTCTGGGTCTGAAGTGCAGCTACTTCTGCGAGCAACCGTTCGCGATCACGCTGGAACGACTCAATCTCTCCTGAAAGGATAGAGGTGCGGGTACCAGTAGTAAGACGCAGGGTGCGGATATCCTCCAGCGTGCGTCCGTAATCGTTACGCATCCCCGCGAGTATCGCCTGTGATTGCTGACGCTCACGCTGTAGTTGCTGGGCGTAGCTAGAGTTAACCCCACCGGCCTGCCGACCAACTCGCGCAAGTTCCGCCCGTGCGGATCTCTCAGATACGGTATCCCGAGCCGCGATAGCTGCCGCCAGCCTCTGCTCTGCAACTACTCTCGCCTGCTGCAGGGTGGCGAGTCTGGCGTTCCACGCTGCTTCGATCTGTCCTGCCCGTGCGGTGGCTTGTAGCGACTCATAGCGGAGTGCTACCTTGTTCCTCTCCAGTGTAGTCAGCAGTACGTTATGCTCTGCTGCTGCGGTGGCTTGCGTGCGGGCTAGCTCGCCTTGTCGGCGAGCGATCTCAGCGTCGGCATTACGACGTGTCGAGGTCGCAGCAATAGCCTGCTGTTCGCGGCTATAGCCATCCACTGCTGCGCGTGCTCGCTCCTCGATGCGCTGGCGTAGCGTACGCTGCGTGGCTATCTGCTGCTCTTCAGCCCCACCCCCAGCAGAACTAGGGGTATTACGCGCCCCGGTGACCGCGCGACCTACCAGACCCATAAGGGCCGGGATAGTCTTCATGATCCCGATGGCGACGAGCAAACCCGCGATATTGAACACTGACGACCACTCAATACCGCTACCGCCCAGCACACTAGACACAGACCCCATCATGGTCAGGATGGCCCGCGTAACCTCGGTGGCGTTACTCACAAAAGTAGCAAAGCCTTCGACAAACTCGGGCGCCGATAGTGTGTCGCCTAGCGACGCGAGCAAGTCGTTAATACCGCGCAGGGCCTCGTCACCTCCCGCGATCAGTGTCGTATTTACACGGTTACGGAAGATCTCCCACTGGGCGATAGTACCCGACAGTACGTTCTGTTGTTCTTTGATCGCAGACGTACCAAGCACCCACTCTTCGTTCGCTTCACGAAGCAGAGTAGCCATACGCGAGCCGTCACCCTGACGCAACTGGTTCTGCATCTTGGTGACAAATTCGAAGATACGACCACCGCCCGTAAGCTCGACTTTCGACTGTGCGGCAACTTCGGCGGGTAGCCTGTTTAGTTGCTGCAAGAACAGAGTCAGACCGGTCACAGCGTCGTTACCGACAATGTCAACCCACTCTTGAGTAGACATACCCATGAAGGAGGCAAACGCAGCGGCCTCCGACTTCATGTCGGCAAAGATCTTGGTAATCGTGGTGCCTGCCGTTTCTGCCGTCAGACCGATATCAATGGCTAGGGCGGAAAGCGCGGCAGATTGCGAGAACGTAGACGAGCCACCCAAGTCGCCGATACGACGCATCACGTCCAAGATCTCTTCAGCGGTGGCAGTGGAGACGTTGGATAACTGGTTGATAACGGCGACAGCGTTACGGAATTCGCCTAGAGGTAGGTTGAAGATATTGACCAGCTTACCCATCGCGGGGGCGGCAAGATCAGCACTTACGTCCAGAGCGGTGACAGCGCGGGAGAGTTCTTCCGTAAAGGCTACGAGGGCTTCTGGCCCCTGCTCGCCCACACCCATCTGACCGCCTAGGGCAGCAATACGGGCTAGCTCTGTCTGAGCGACATTGGAGCCTTTTGAGACCTCCAGCAGTCCGTCTTTCAGAACCTGCATGGAGTCAGACGTAAAGTCGGTAGTCTTCTTCACCTCCAGCAGCATTTTCTGGAACTGTGCTGCGGAGGCGACTGGGAACCCTACGACTGATAAAACAGTGAGGGCGGATGATACCGCCCCCACAAACCGGATAACCCCGGACTCAATTTGTTTGAGTACGGGGGAGACGTTGTCTGTGCCCCGTACATCTACTGCTAGAAGCTCATCAGCCATCTTCGAACCCTGCCATAGTTGAAAGCGCTGACAGTAGTTCTTTGCTGGCCTCCCCTTTTGAGTCGAACAGCCTACCTACTGCCACAGTGGTGTCATCAATATACTCTAGGCGCTTGGCAGCGTCTAGGCGCATTGCGGCACTTACGAATGCATCGAAGCGGTCGAGGTCGTAATCACCTATCGCTTCTAAGTCGTGACCGTGGCTTACTAAGTAGTGGATATCGTCTATGACGGAACGGGTGGCTTTCTTCCCCGGCTTTTTACCACCGGGGAACAACGTACGTTTTACTGTAGTTTTAGAAGAGGCGCCACCCTTTGTACGAAAAAATGTTTGTTGTAGTTGATGATCTCGATGAACAACAACACCGCATCGTCGGTATCGATGTCCATAAGCTCGTCGAGGCTGAGCGACACGTGAAGCTGAGCAATCGAGTAAAACTCGTCGCTGAATTCTGCAATCAATTGCAAAATCACAGACGGGTTGTTTACTGCCACGCTCAGGCCGGTACCCGAGACCCCGATCACGCCTGCCGACGTGAGCGAAGAAATCACACGCTGAGCAAAATTGATGATGCGCGTAAGATTGCGCAGCTTGCTCTTCGAGATGACCACATCGCGACCATCAGATAAGGTGAACACCTTCGGCACGTCGAATACTTTTGCCAAATCGTCGCCGCTGTTCTTCACTTCAGTATCGCTCATGTTATTGGCCCTCCACAACACGGGGTTTTTTCAGGTAGGTATGCAAGTCGCTCGCGAGACAGACTGCCTTGGTAAGTTCCGTACTGGCCCCGCACGCTTCGATGGCGTAGCACACTTGCAAAGCAAGCTCCGCGAGTTCATCGTCAGACGGTCGCGGAACATCAGGATGGCTGGGGGCCTTCGGCAACTCACGAGGTTTACCGAGGTGGCTGCTGAGGACTTCACTCAACTCCGCTGCCTTGTCGCGAGTCATGAGCACACCCGCAGTGTCCGTACCGCCATTCCCGCGACTCCGCATGTTGATGCGAACGCGACCGTTTTCATCTTCGCTGATTGAGATGTACTCCGGATAGTCATGCCCGGGGCCAGTGTACGCGTAAATATTTCGGTCCACAGTAAACCTCCCTACCTAGATTATTGCAACTGGTTGCAAAAAACAAAACGCCCCCGAAGGGGCGCCCTGACGATACCGGCGGTTACGCCGCCACGTTACGCTGGATGAAGAAACGAGACCCGGAGGTGATGAACGGGTCGGCCAGCAGAGAGCCGGTGATGTCCACGCTGGCGAGTTCTTCGTTGATCAGGCCGTAGCCGGTCAGCGGGTCGAACTGGCAGCGGAACAGGTCAACGATCACCAAAGAATCGTCCACGGTGTTCAGGCCCTCGAAACGCAGGTAACGCTCGTTGGCGCTGGCTTGGGTGAACGAGTCGAGACGGGTATAACCACCGTGGGTGTAGTCCACGGTAACGATGTCGCCGTCCACCAGAGAGCCGTGAGTGTCCGGCCAGATGATGACGCCGTTCGCCAGATCGAGGGTGTAGTCGGTACCAGCGACGAGTGGGGTAACGCCATCGTTGATGGTCACAGCCGAGATACGTGGGTTGGCGAGGGGTGTGCGCTTGCCAAGGTAGACCTTCACAGACTCGCCGGTGACAGACGCGCCAGCCACGGTGGACATGTTACCCATCAGGCCGAGGGCGAGGTTTTCCAGCGTGATCGACTCGATCTTGAAAGTGAACTTACCCTTACGTTCCTTGTTCAGGATCAAGTCGAGGCCCCGGGCGCCGGTTTCCGATTCCTTGTGTTCGAAGTTGGTCACCTCGATATCGAGCGAAAGCTCCGGAATGTTCCCCAGACGCTCGAAACCCATCGGCTTGCCGGTGACTGTATCGCGCACGGCGGTGAACAGGCTACCTTGGCCCGAGTAGTAGTAATTCGTCAAAGCCATTTGTGTTACTCCTTCGTCTAGCTGTTGAACTTACCAACTGACGCCACGGTAGTGCGCCAAGTCTGGCTGTAGAAAATAATGCCGTCGTCAGATGCGTCATCCTCCGGCTTCTCGCCCACCCACACCCACGGGCGATTATTCACCCCTTGATACCCTGAGATTCTTGTACGCAAATCATCCAGCAGGTTCGTACCGTGAGGCTTGGTGTCGTCCTGTCCGGAGAAATTGTATTGCAGTCCGAGTATAACGCTGAACTGAATAAGCACCAAGGCCGTACTACGACTTGCGCTGTTTGCTGGTGTAGCTTGATTACCGGGGTTAGGTACCGCCCCGTCAAAGCTCACCCCTACGACAGGGAACGCCTGATGGTTAGACTTCACCTTAAGGTCCGAAAGGTCAAACACAGAAAAGCAACCTTCCGAGAATGCAGGTACTTCCTGTACCAAAGACACAAGCTCGCCGGATAACGCTGCAATCGTCCTGTCAGCCATACTACCCCCTAACTATGTTTCGCAGTCTGCGCGCCACAGCTTCTCTGTAAGACCGTACGTCAGACTCGCTTAGACCCATGAACTCTCGTGCCGGAACACGGAAGCTACCGTAGTTGTTCACTCTCGCCCGCATCGTAAGCTCAGGATCATCGATACCTACCCTGAAACCCAGACCGGTGTTTATAGCCAGCAGGCCGGCGTTGCGTCCGCTAATCTCACCAAAGGCACGATACATTGCGCCTGTCTCAATCAGCTTCTTTGCGGGGTTGGTTATACCCTTCTTTTTCTTACGGGCGATGGTGCTATCCGCTAGTGCAGGCCACGGTATGCCGTCAGGCGAGATCTCAGCGATAAACCTTGCCCGCATACGCCGTATTAAGAGGGCTTTAGCAGCGCTGTCGTCAAAAACCTCCGGCAGGCGCTCACGTATCCTCTTTAGTCGGGCTACTAGGCGTTTGTGGCCCGTAACCGTCGACATTACAGAGCCTCGGTGCGGGCGTAGTGTTCAACGTTCAGGCGAGGGCGATCAAACTTGCTGGCGGCGGCGCGTAGGTGCCCGTAGATGGCACGTTGCACGTTGACCACCAAAGCAGCCCCGCGATTGGCCGGCGTAGCAGGCAAGCTGTTGAGTGTGAGTACTGCGGCGATAACACAGACATCCTGAAGAGCCGAAGGTACAGGCATGCCTTCAGCGAATCCGTAGTCATACGTCACAGATACCATAGACGCACCCCGCATCCGTGGGGAGGTGAGGTGTACTAGGCCACGCTCGCTATCTACTCTGTACGTGCTAGGGTCCGCAATGACTCCTGACGTGGGAGAGGTGAGTGAGGAACCGTCCGCACTCACCCGCACAACTACGCTATCCGGATCTACAAACCTGTGACACAGGCGCAGATCGTAAATCTGGAAGCCGTCAGAAGTACTGGCGCCCCAGTAATCGAAATAATCGATCACCGAGGCGTAGTCCAGTTTTGATTCCAGAACACCTTCGACAATAGAGAAAGACAGATCAAGAGCGTGCCCCGCCGATGCAAGAGAGCCTACGCTCTCGGTGATCCCTGCGGCAGCAAGGACTTTTTTCGGGTCAGCAAGGCGCACGATCCTGATCTCCCTTACTTCGTCTTGCCGGAGGTGCGGCTGCGGCTCACGCGTGCAGCCGTGGCAGTTGCTTCGCTCTTGGTTTCGGCGGGTTCTTTTTCTTCGGTGGGCTCCGGTTGGTTCGTCGGGTCGTCACCGTCATTACCGCCTTCCGGGGAACCCTCGTCAGCGCCTTCCTCACCATCGGCGCTGTCACCATCATGGGCGCCCGCGATATGGGCTGCGAGATCTTCCGGAACATCCACGTCCAGCGGCTTGTCTTCTTCCACGGAGAGAACCGCACCCGCGTCGCTTTCCGGCTCTTGCGATTCGGCACGTTCGTACATGGGGCACGGAGCACCACGACGATCAACGCCGGTAAGGTCTTTCATCGTTTCGTACTGCTCTTCCGTAACGAAGAACGAACCACCGCGCTCGATAACATCCGAACCACTGGCCGGAGTCATACAACGACCTGCACCAAGCAAAACCACCTTAACTTTTGCACCCATGATTCTCTCCTACCGATTTGAAATCGATTGCAATTACGGCTTTTCGAGCCAGAACAGGATCACCGAATTGGTGGCCCCGGTGGAACGGATACCACCCGTCGCCGATCCGCCTGCGAGGGTAGCGCCGGAAACAGTGAAGCTGCTACCGACCTCGGCCAGTGTGATGCTGTTACCCGAGGTACCCTCGGCCACTGCACGAACCGTAACAACGTTGGATGCTGCCGTGGCGATCACCTGCGAGGCGCTGCGGTTGCCTTCGCGCTTGTTGATGGCGGCTGCGAGATTCGCGGCGGTCTCCGCAGCGGTCGCACCAACCTTGACCTTGGTGTAGTCGAACTGCTCGACCTTCTCGATGGCCGGTACGAGGATGTAGACGGAACCCGCCACAGTCACGGTATCGTTGGCTGCTGCGGTACCGACAGTAACCGTACCGACCGCGCGGAGGTCGTCAATACTGATGGTGCCGGTAACGTCGGTAATGGTGCCGGCGTTGTTGTTCAGGGCTGAGATGATGGTATCGGTATCGCGGATGGTGGAGAGTGCCAGCTTGGTGTTTGCCGAGCCACCAGCCACAATGCTGACACGAAGACCCTGAAGCTCGCGGAGCATGCGAGCGGCAGAACCCTGACCCGCGCCATGCATCCCGGTACCGCCTACCCCGAGTTGCGAATTTTGTTCAATTGCCATGGTACAACCTCCAGAAGACAGAAGGGGGCCTAAGCCCCCTGTGAAAGATCAACGATCAGATGTTGACGTACTTCACGGCAGCGTCGGGGTCTTCCACGCCCAAGGCCACACGTGCGGTCAGCACGACGATGAACTCACGCGAGCGGATATCACGGTCAACCTCGACACGAATGTCGCGCTGGATACCGAACACCAAGTTCTGCAGGAAGGTGAAGAAGCCCTGATTGCCGCTACCGACAGCGGCCAGCATCGGTGCCGCATCGACCGGCACACCGTAGGCGTTGATCGCTTGTTGCGAGGTCAGCATTGCGTCGCCGTAGCCGGTGGCGCGCTGCGCAACAACGTCGCGATACTTGATCGTGTTGGCGACAGAAATGACATGCGACATCTGGGACAGATTGCGCAGGTACTTCTGCGGCATCGCGAGCATACCGTTCTTGAACAGAGCCGGGGTGATGCCTGCGCTCAGGTTGTCCACCACATTGACGCTCATGCGCTTGAGGTAGCCATCGTGCAGGGCGAGGAAGGAGTCGCCGGAGGTGGTGTCAGCAGCCAGTGCGAGTTCTTCCAGATCGATTGCCGCGCGTTCGGCGATCAGGCGCATGATGTGCGACTCCAGCGAGTCGCCTTCGATGTTGTCCTCGAACAGTTCGTAAGGCAGCCGGATCTCGGCGATGACTTCCTCGGTGTTGATCTCAAACTGCGAGGTGGTCGGCTTGGAGCGCTCCGAAGCCAGCAGGTAGCGGTCGTTGGTACCGTCGTCGTTCTCGCCCCCGGTCTGGCGGGCGGCACGCAGAATACGGCTGG